GGATCTATATTCTTTTCTAGTAGTGGTGGTAATAGTAATGCTTCAATAATAGCACACAGAGAAAGTGGTGAAGATAATGCATATTTAGCTTTCCAAACTTCTTCTGGTGGAAATTTAGCAGAAAGTATGCGTATACTTTCGTCTGGGAGTTTATTGCATGGTTGTACTAGCTCACCCGATAGCTCAGATCCTGGATCTGCTTTTATTGCAGATTCTAACCAAGGACAAGTAAGAATAGCAACAAACTCTAGTGCCACAGCAGTTTTGGTTGATTTTTATAACGCACACGGAAATGTTGGAAGTATAAGAACTAGTGGTAATAATACCTCTTACAATACATCTTCAGATTATCGACTTAAAGAAAATGCTGTTGCAATTTCTGATGCAATTACAAGATTAAAAACATTAAAACCTTATAGATTTAATTTTAAAGTTGATCCTACAAAAACAGTTGATGGATTTTTTGCACACGAAGTTACAGCAGTTCCAGAAGCAATTACAGGCACAAAAGATGAGATTGCTACTGAAGATAATGATTTGTTTGCAATAAAAAAAGACGATCCAATTTACCAAGGAATAGATCAAAGTAAACTTGTACCTTTGCTTACTGCGGCATTACAAGAAGCTGTTGCTAAAATAGAAACATTAGAAACAAAGGTTGCTGCATTGGAAGCGGCTTAAAATAACTAATTCTTTTATTATGGCTATTATTCCAGGAAAAAAAGATTTTACTATACAACGTAGAGCAGATTTTCCCTTACGATTGACTTTTAAAGATTCTACTGGGTCAGCAATAGATTTAACTAGCTATACTGTTGCATCACAAGTTTATGACGAATCTAGATCAACTCTTTATGGATCATTTACAGTCACTTATACAAATAGAAGTGGTGGGATTGTTGATATAAATTTAACAGACACTATTACTGCAACTTTTACACCTAATGTTTTAAAATATGACGTATTATTAACAGACGGATCGGGTAACAAAGAATATTATTTAGAGGGTACACTATTTGTAAGTGAAGGTTACACAGCATGAGCAATCCTAATCAGGTCGTAGTAAGTCAAGTTTCTGATGTTACGACAGTAGAAATTACAACGGCAGGTCCACAAGGTGAAACTGGAGCTACTGGAGCAACAGGTCCACAAGGTCCAGCAATATCTGATGGTGATAAAGGTGATATTACTGTTAGTAATAGTGGTGCAACTTTTACTATTGATAATGATGCTGTTACTTATGCAAAAATTCAAAATGTCACAGCAACAAATAGAATTTTAGGTAGAGATTCTAGTGGTGCAGGGGTAATTGAAGAAATAACTCCAGCTAATTTACGCACTATGATAAATGTAGAAGATGGTGCTACTGCTGATCAAACTAATGCAGAAATTAAGACAGCATATGAAGCAAACTCTGATACTAATGCTTTTACAGACGCAGAAAAAACAAAACTATCAGGAATAGAAAATAGTGCTGACGTTACTGATGCAACCAATGTAAATGCTGCCGGTGCAGTAATGAATAGTGACCTTGACGGAAAGGGAGAACTACTAGTAGGTGATGGTTCTGGTGATCCTTCAGCATTATCAGTTGGTACTAATGGTTATGTTCTTAAGGCTAATAGTAGTACTGCAACAGGTCTTGAATGGGCAGCGGAATCAGGAGGAGGAGGAGGAGGAGGATCTGTGGATTCTGTTTCTGGGACTGCTCCAATAGTAAGTTCAGGTGGGACTGATCCAGCAATAAGTATCAGTGCCGCAACAACATCTGCTGCTGGTTCTATGTCATCTTCTGATAAAAGCAAATTAGACGGAATAGAGAGCAATGCCACCGCAGATCAGACAAAATCAGACATAGATGCTCTTGGCATTGCAGCCTCTACAGCAACAACCCTAGCAAATGCTCGTACCATCGCTGGAGTTGCTTTTGATGGATCTACAAATATTTCTTTAAATAATAATGCAATAACAAATGGTGCTGGCTACACAACTAATGCTGGAACAGTTACAGGTGTAAGTGGTACCGCTCCAATAGTTTCTTCAGGAGGGGCAACACCTGCAATTAGTATCAGCGCTGCGACAACAAGTGATGCTGGTTCAATGAGTGCAGCGGATAAAACAAAACTTGATGGAATAGAAACTAGTGCTGATGTGACAGACGCAACTAATGTTGCTAGTTCCGGTGCTGTTATGGATGGTGACTTTACATCTAACGGTTTTATGAAACGCACTAGTGCTGGCAGTTATACAGTTGATACAAATACATATCTAACTGCTGTACCTTCTGGTTATCTTCAAAATATCAGTGAGGACAGTTCTCCTCAACTTGGCGGTAATTTAGATGTACAAACCAGTGAAATAACTACAAGTACTTCGAACGGAAATATTAAACTTAATCCTAATGGTACAGGTGTTGTTGAAGTTAAAGGTGATGGTAGTAGTGCTGATGGAGTATTACAACTTAATTGTTCACAAAATAGTCATGGTGTAAAACTTAAATCACCTGCTCATAGTGCTGCACAGTCTTACACAGTTATTCTTCCTGATAATCAAATTGCTGCAAGTAAGATTTTAAGTGTAAAAAGTATAAGTGGAAGTGGTTCTACAGCAATAGGACAACTAGAATTTGCTGATTTGGCTGATACAACAAAAATGCCTTTAGTTGGTGGTACTTTTACTGGATCAGTTACTTTTCAAGATGCAATAAATGAAAATGTTTTTACAATTTCAGATGGGGCAAGTGTCGATCTTGATCCCGATAATGGAACAATTCAACAATGGACATTAGGAGCTAATAGAACAGCAACAGAAAGTTTAACTGCTGGACAATCTATGTTATTAATGGTTGCTGATGGAACATCCTATACTTTAACTTTCCCAACCATCACTTGGGTTGGTGGTTCTGCACCCACTTTAGCTACAAGTGGTTATACAGTTATTGAATTATTTAAAGTAGGTAGCACATTATATGGTGCGACTGTCGGTGATGTAGCATAATGAGAAATCATTTTTTAAGAGCAACAGTAGGCAATAGTGGAGGTTACGTATCTGGTAATTTTTATCCAATGTTTGGAGTTAAATTATTTGATGATGTTAGTGCAAAGAATGATATAAGTTCAAATCCAGTTAATGGTAGTAAATATGAACGGCCATTGCAGAGAGCTTTGTCTTTTGATACGACAAATACTACTGAGTTAGATGGTACAGAATTAACTTCCTCTGTTCTTTCAATAATGGATACCAGTTATTACACTTGTAATTCAGATTTTGGTACAGGAGGAGAATATATAAGTGCTATTAAAATTGAACATTATGACAGCAGTAAAAACCTTAAAAATTATGGTGAATTTGCTTTTAATGGAAGCTCATTTAATATTTATGATCACGCCTGTAACGCTTTACCTAATATATACAATGGCAGTAGCGAAGTATATTCACTTCCTAGTCAAATGGGAACTATAACAAGTGCAAGCTTAGATGGCACTGCCATTAGTGTTGCAAGCGGTAAAACAATACAACACTATATAGTGGTAAATACTTCAACTTATGCAGGGACTGTAGGAAGTGATACTACTAGTTCATGGACTCGTGATAGTGGTGATTATTGTTTTTTAGGAATAAGTGATAAAAATTTAGTTGCCCTAAGTTCAGACTCACTAGATTATCTTTTTGCAACTACAAAAGGTTTAGCTTTTGGTATATCAGATTCAGATGGCAGGGCTACAGTGTCAGGAACACAGTATCCAGTCAGAACCTTAAATTTAGGAATTAACAGAAGATATTATGGTTATTATAGCCTTCATACAAATTGGGCATCAAGAAATTATGCAAATAATCATTCAGGGCAAACTAGCAGCGGTTATTTTCTTGTTTCTGGGAAGGTAAAATAATTATAAAAATTGAACTATACTTAAAAGTATTATGAGAATTGCTATTATTAACGGTACAGCCGTTACATCAATAGGAGATCACACAGAGTTATTTCCTAACACATCTTTCCCAAGCACAGGGATCACCAGTTCTTTTTTAACAGATAATAATGCTAAAGAAGTTATAGGTGTAACTTACAATGCCTCAACACAAAAATTAAACTCTGTAACTCCTTTTATTGATGGAGATTATGTAAAAGAATATGAGGTTGTTAATTTAACTACTGATGAAAAAGCTGCAATAGATAATACAGAATGGAAAGGTATTAGAACTACTAGAAATACTGAACTTAAATTATCTGATTGGACGCAATTAACAGATTCACCTTTAGATAATACAAAGAAAGCAGAATGGCAAACTTATAGACAATCGCTTAGAGATATAACAACGCAAAGTGATCCATTTAATATAAACTGGCCTACACAACCTTCATAAGTTTGCTATAAGTGTTTTTTATTTTAATTTATCTATGATTTGCCGATTAATTATACCTAAACTGACGTAGAGAGGGGATAGGGCTACAATAAACAATAATAGAACTACAGACAATAACGCTGTGGCTCTTGCTATCTGTTCTTTCATCATGCAAAAGATTATAAACATTCTTAGTATACTTTCTTTCCTACTTATATCTAGTAGCCTAGTAGGTACAGTTATAGGTTATAGGTACTTAACTTCACCAAAATTTGAAAAATATCTAAAAAATAAAATTATTGGTAATATTGATAATGTCTTACCTGATGCAATAAAAGGAGGCATGCCAAAATTTACAGCACCACCTTCACCCATATCTAAACCTTCAATAAGTTTGTAGATTGCCAGAAATTAACATAATACCTAGTGCATCAATACCACGTATTCCTGATGTTGTAATACCTAACCAGACAACCTTACCTACAACTACTCATGTAACAAGAATGTTACCACCTACTTTTGATATGCCTTGTGCAACTGTCAGAAGAGATGGAACAAAAAATACACAACTATTTACAGATGACCCTGCAGGTAATGTAATAATAAATTGTCCTATACCCTTCTATGAACCCTTACAATACAATGCTAAGGATTTACTGCCAATACAGGAGGCACAGCCACCTACAAACGTAGAACAGCCAACTATAGCAGAAACAGAAACACCGGAAGTAACTGAGATACCAGTAGAAAAACAACCACCATGCCCTGACCCAAAAAAAAATAACCCACGTATAGGTGATTTAAATGCAAAAGGTACAGAAAAGGTTATAGGTTTTAAATTTAATAAGGTAACAAAAGAATGTGTTGTGAATTATATGCCTACTAATGCAGTAGAAAAATATTTACCATCACTAAATACAGTATCTACAACTTTTGCAATAACTATAGTGGCAACTACTGCAGCAACCTTAACACCTATCTTAAATAAAATACTTAAACCTGTCTTCAAAAAAACTATAGGTGCTGTTAAAAAGGCTGTAGGTAAAAAAGGTACAAAATTTACAGGTAAAAAACCATTAAAATCTAAACTTAATTCTTAATTTTATGTACGTGTTCTAAATTAGTTGGTTCTATAATCTCTATATCTGAACAAAGTAAAGCCATTGGTGTACCAGATTTAAATCTAAAGCCCTGTTTATAATTATCTGCACAGGTCTTTGCTCTACTCATCTCATAATTTAACCTTTTAGCAGCTAGTGATGCTTCATATAATTCATTTTGTTTTTTCATAGCTTTTCTACATTCATTTATAGCTGTTCTATCTAGTGGTATAGAAAAAGTGGCTGTAATACCACCATTTATAGAAGTGTTACTTGACCTCATTCCTGTACGCACCTTTTCATAATATAAAACCTCACCTCTATGCCCTGCATCAATATCACCATCACCTATAGCCTTATTACTATCGTCAAAATCACCTTCAATATCTCTTGTACTGTAAACAGGTCTATTAAAATAAGGTTCATAAGGTGAAGCAAAACCATAGGTAGTAGAAACAAAAGGGGATATATTTAATGTTGCACCCTGACAACTAATAGTGTTCATCTGGTACTGAAACTGTCTACTTGGAACCACTTGTACGGCCTGGTTAACTACTGAACCACTAGAATTACTGGTAGTATTGATACTATTAGCTTTTAGAGGGGTATTAATTATACTTAATCCTATCAATAAGTATTTAAAAAATCTCATTTATTGGCTAAAGGTACTGGTGCTATCAGAAATACTTTCTATAGTTGTCTGTCTTGTAACATGAGTAAAATTAGTAATACCAGGTGTTTCTAGAGTCTCATAATACATAAAACTTTCCCCTGCATTTATAACGCTGAAATTAGGTTTATTATCTAAATTTGGTGAAACGTATGTAGTGCCTACACCTTCTACTGCTGTATTAACTTTAGTCCAACCTGCAGGTGATACATTACCTGTACTACTTTGTACATTTTCCCCACCTACTGTTAGCTGATACCCATTCCTTATATCAAAACTTTTTATATCTTCTACTATTGTTTGTTTTGTTTCTACGTGTTGCTGTAGTACACCCTGTTGGAAATTAGGAATAATTGGTGCTGCATAGGTAGGTACACCAAAAAATACATATAGCCAAAAAAGCCTATACATAATTTTATTAATCTACTATTAGTGTTGTAATTACCTGTCCAACTGCTTCTGTATTATGTCCACCTGCTGTTAATGTAATTGCACCTGCTGATGTAATTGTACCTGCTAAATTCCCTGCTGTACCACCTGCAATACTTACTACATTATCAGAAAAGTTTGGGGTATCACCTGTAGTAACTGCTGACCCTGCTATTGCATCTGCTTGGATAAATGATTGGCTAAAACTGAAGCTATTGGCTGGAACATCTTGGGTTACTGTCAAATCAGGAGGAGTACCAATTCCTGAGCTTATAACAAGTGAACCAACACCATTAGAAACAGCATTACCACCTGCAGTATAAGTTGTATCCACGCCTGTACCGCTTACGCTATAGCTGCTTCCTAAGCGTGATGCAGATGTACTTGCACCACCTACTGTAAGTTTTGTTGAGCTAGAAATAGAATGACTTAAATTAGCATAACAGGCAGGTGTGATTGCTAGTAGCAATAATGGTAGTAGTTTTTTCATTTTTTTGGATCAACTTTGATTACTTCGGGTTTAGTTGTAATTAGCTCTATTGGCTGTTTTATTATGATAGTACTAACACCTCCACTGGAGTTACTTATAGTACCATTTTCTCCTTCTTTCTTTTTTTTCTTTGCACCTTGTGCTGCATTAACACTAATTCCTAGACCACCTAATATATTTCCAAGTAAACCAGCAGCAAATGTACTATCTACTCTAGGCTGGTCTGGTATATCTATTCCAAAAAGTTTATTAGGTAATTTTATATAGCCTAAAGATAAAACTAATAAACACCAGGCAAGAATAAAACCTTGTGCAACTGTAGAAATTAAAAATGTTATTTTCTCTTGATAATCAGGTTTATCATCATCAAGTTCTTTTATTTTCTTTGAGTTTTCTGCTTGCATAACTCTTTTTTCTGTCATAATAGCCATAGAACCTAATAAAGGCAAAGTGATA